TCGCGCCGGCCACCATGTCGTTCAGGCGCGATGACATCGATTCCCGGAACCAGCGGATGGTCTCCTTCCGGACCACCTCCGATTCGCTCTCCTTGACGTTGTGGGGGTCATCGAGGATGACGCGGTCGCCGCGCTCGCCGGTGCCGACGCCGCCGACCGAGGTGGCCAGCTTAAAGCCGTGCTTGGTGTTGGAGACCTTCTTCGCGCCGTCCTGCACCAGCTCGACGTGATCGTACATCGCCCTGAACTCGGGCGAGTTGAGCAGCACCGCGAACTTGCCGTTGTCGCGCTCGGTGAGGCTCGACGAATAGCTGAAGGCGACGTAGCGGATGTGGTCGAGCCCCATCGGGCCCCATTCCCACGCCGGCCAGAACACGTCCGTCAGCAGCGACTTCATGAAGCCGGGCGGGACGTTGATCAGGAGTTTGGTGATTTCCCCGAAGGTGACCGCTTCGAGGTGCTCGCACATGGCCTCAATGGCCCACCCGTTGCGAAATTTGGTCCCGGGCTCCAGTACCCCCCAGAAGTACCGAACGAACGCCAGCAGGCCTCCCTGCCACACCCCGTGCTCATCCCGGTAGCCGCGCGTCTTGTGCTCGGCCTTGGCCAGCCGGCGGCGTTTCTCGGCCGCTAGCGACGCAAACTGCTCAAGGTCGGATCGGGAGAGGGGGCGGTTCACAGGATGTGCAATTCTCCACCGCACCGCAGCCTAGTCGAATCGATCCAGCCGTAGGCCTTGCGCTCGGTGGCGCTGACGAGGAGATTGTCCATCACCCCTCCTCCACCAGCGGCACATCGCGCCACTCGCTGTTCTCGGGGGTGAGGTCGCCCCACATGGTGCCGGCGCGCACCCATCGCTGCTGCAGGATGCGGGTGCCGTAGAGGATATCACCCGGGGCTCCGGGGCGGGGCAGCATGCGGGTAACGAAGCGCAGATCGGGCAGGGCAACATATCCATCAGCGGGCATCGCTATTCTCCAAGGCAGCGGCTCGCTGCCGGCGGCAACCTACACCGGCTTTTTGGCGACGTCCATCAGGACATCCTCGGGGGCTATCCGCTCGACGGTGCCGTCCGCCCGAGTGACGGAATAGCTGGTGCCGTAGAGCGCCGCGTCGACAGCGACCGGGTTAAGGTCAGTCCACGTCAACGGCACCTCAGACAAACCAACCTCATGCAGCAGGCCTACCAAGCGCGCGTTCTCACGCTTCAGGGTCGCGACCTGCGCGGTCAGCTCGCTGTACTTCGGCTTGCGGGGGCTCATTTCAATTCCTCCTTGGCGTCCAACTCAGCGAGCCACTCGGGCGGCGGGCGCAATCGGTACGACCACACCCACGTCGGGAAGCCCATGCCGCCCATGCCCTCGATTCCGACGCGACTGCGCTTGAGACGATAATCCTTTTTCATCTGCAGCAGGTCACGGGCGAGCTGCGGGCATTTGGGTGCGCCATATGGTTGCCACGCGATTCGCGCGCCGGTGGCCTCTACGACAGCAGCGAGGATGCGCCGCCTAGCAATCCGAGCATCGTCATATAGCGGGAAGCACTTTTCGCAGGGGAATTATATACTTGACTCCCTTGGCTGTGAACCGTAGTCATTTCACATCCTCGGGCTTCAAGTTGAGGCGAACCATCAACCGCAAGAGCTTGGCGTATCCCTCCGGAATCGGTACGCCGTTGGCGTACCCGTGGCTGGTTCGGATGGATACGCCAAGAAACTCGGCAGCGCCCGCCTGAGTGAGGCCGAGCTTATCAAGCGCAGATCGGTACTGATTTGCTGTCATGGTCGCCGCTCGCGACATGTGTCCTCGTCACGACACGTCGCGCATAAACCAGTTTCGTTGCGTGGCACTCCCAATTCAGAGGCGATCCGCCCCAGCAATTGTTCGATGCTTGCGGCTAGTTCTGTATCGGAGGTGCGCGGCAGCGAGTGAATGCGATCATGGCAGCGGACGAGCAACCGACGAATGTCCTTCATTATCGAGTCGGACCTAGCTATCTTCTGCTCTAGGCACTCGATTACAGACCCTCGCCGATCCATTTCGGCGGCAATCTCAATTTCAGTGGCCCTTCGGGTGTGGGTGATGACTGCCATATCACTCGGCCCCCGTAGGGCCATCAAACCCGCCAGGATTCGCGAGACACTCAAAGCATCTCGCTTCAGCATAGCCACGAGCATCATCCGGGACCGGACCCGGCCGCGCATATCTTCCATTGTGTGACCGGATAACGATATATCCGGTGTCGTTGCATTTCTTGCAGGCCGGGCCTGTATTGTTGTCTTTCATCTGATCTCCGATCAGAGGCCCCTAAGGGCCTCTTCAAGCGTTTCGGCTTGCCGAATGACCTCGGCATGATTGAGGTCGGACAGAGGGTGCTCCGCGTCCCACACGAACCACTCCAGCGCATCAAAGCGCGTGTGGATCGGGGCAACCGCGTAGCGGCGGTTTTCGCCAAAGAACTGCTTGCGAGTAGCAAGCTCGCCCTTGCGAGCGGGGTCGTTCTTGATGGTGGCAGGGAACGAAAGCATAGGAGCCTCCTAAGGCTAAGGCGCTGGCGGAATTGCCGCGCCGTTGTTTTGTTCCATGGGGGTATAATACGCAATTTATGCCTATACGCAATAGATGCGTATTCACGAATTGTTACAGCCGCTCTTTCTGTATCCGCTTGCTTGCTCTCTGGCGTTTCTTCGCTGGTTTTGTCTTGGGCTTAGGCCGATAGGCCAGCACTTTGTCAACGATGGCGTCTAGTGCTTTTGGGGGCTTCTGTGGCTTTCTCATTGGATTAGGCCCTTGTAGGTAAGCCGCTTTCCCTTTGTGCCACTCACGAAGAGGGAGTCAAGTATATAATTCCCTTTCGCAGGTATGAGGGTCATCATCACCGTCGCATTCATCGCAATTAACGTGGGCGAGGTCTGCGGCCTCTTGAAGCTCCAGCGCCTCGACCAGCGCAGGCGCCAAAATCATGAGGCGCGCGTCGGCATCGGATGGCGGCTGCTGGAATGTGCAGACATCTCCCTCGCGGCCGGCCGGCATTATAGCTACGACTTTGCCTTGATCGGAAAAGCCGACCCAAGGTCCGGATGTGTGCTCGCTCATGTCTTGCTCCCTGTTCCCACATCACCGAGCAAGCCCTTGGCCTCCATCACATCGGCGCAGTCCGACATGCCTTGAAGGTAGGCTGACGCGATGATGTATTTCATCGGCATGTCGCCGAACTGGATGTGTCGGAATAGAAACTCGGTCCTGCGGCGAGCCAGATCGACAAACTGCTCTGGCACATCATAGCGCTCCGATCTGATGACTTTCGGCGGGGCCATTTAATATGCCTTCGGATTCTGGCCGGGCCAGCGCAGCGCGTCGGCTTGGCCGGTGAACACCATCCACGCAAGCCTGAACCGTTCGCGCAGCGAGTAGAAGCCGAACGGTCGGGCAGGTTGCCAGACGCCGTTCAATTCGACGGTAGGCCCGTTTCTGATGTGGTGGATCAGGCCGGCAATCGTCCATTCGCAAGGTGCAGTATTTAGGGGCATGGTGCTATCCTCGGTCTCGCGACGAAATTGGGCATGACATGATCGCATCGCGCGCGACTTCTGCGAGGCCGTCCCAGTCGTCAATGTCCATTGCCTTGGCGTGGTCGAACAAGAAATCTTCGGGGTCTAGCGTGGGTTCTCCGCGCTCTGCCATGATGCCCTGACCGGCAGCCCAGATAGAGAACCGCATGGATTCAAAAACAAGTTTGGCGAGCAACGCCCGTTCGCGCTCAGTCATGTCGCCTCGCTTTCAGAAATCCAGCTCATGTCACTTTCCATCCGTGGAGGTCACCGATGATGGCATCACGCCGCATCTCCCTTCGGTCCAGTGATAGCCCGCTGCAGCTCCGGCCCGGATATGCCGATGGCCTCGCCGACCTCGATCAGCTTCAGGTCCAGCTCGTCGTCGGTGAGCCGCGCGAAGTCGCCGGGCGATCCGATCTCGTGGCGCTCGATCAGGTGGCCACCCATCTGCGCCAGCGTCCGCAGCGCGCCCACAGCGCCCTTGATGTCAGGCTTCAGCGACCAGCGCCCGGTGTCCTTACCATCCTCGCCCAGCAGCGGCTTGCCCCGCAGACCCAACTCGGCCGCATACTGCAGCCGGCTGACGATGTAGCCCTTGTCGATGGCGGCCTTTTCGATGGCGCGCTCGTTGGAGCGGATTTCCTTGCGGTGCTGGGTGGCAATGATCTCCTGCACCCGAGCTTTCACGTCCGGACGGTTAGCGATCTTCGTGGCTGCAGCCGCCGAGTTGCCGGTGTAACCAGCTTCCTTGTAGGCCGCCACCTGCAACTTGCCGGCGGCGAGCGCATGGGCCATAGCCTCGTAGCGATTGTCTCTCAATGCTGGCACAGCATTTCCTCGAATAGCGATTGCTTGCGCGCAACCCGGGTTTAACTATCCGCCCCCGGGGCCGATTGTCCAGTCTGATCGATTTGGTAACGGCTTATCTCTTGTTCCACACGAATAGATGACACACCACGCCTTCGCGCTTTGGTTCATCACGAGACCGGCGCTCGCAGACGGCCTTGAAGGTGTATTTGGCTTCGGGACGCTTGGGCCTGATCTTCTCCAAGATGAGGTAGGCGGTGCGCCCCTTGGCCGTGGCCAGATACTGGCCGATCATCGGCTCCTCACCTTGCCACGTCATGGTGAGCCGGGCAGGCTTCACTGGTCACCCATGATCTTCTCGCGGTTACGGGCCGCGAAGTGCTCGGTCGATTTGGCGAGGACGCGGCGCAGCTCGGTCTCGAACACGTCGTCCGGGTCCCAGCACTGGGCTGTTGCTGCCACTGTCGCGGTCATGAGCACACCGCCCAGCTCTTGATAGGGTTCACCCTTCGGTCGCTCGTACACCGCCTTGGTGACGAGGGCGACACTGATCTCGGGCACCCCAATGGCCTGCGCGTACTCGATGGTCTCCTCGACCAGACGCAGCGCGCAAATGGTCTTGTTGTCGACGTGGGCCTTCCCGAAGCATCGGATAGCCCAGTCTCGGGCGATTATGTAGACCGGCCTCATGATCTGCGCTCCTGCTCGGCTCTCCATGCTGCGACAGCGAGCCTTTCCCACGGCTCCAGATACTGCCACTCCGGGCTGCACTCGATGTTTTCGACGAAGCGAATCACCTTGCCGTAGTCGACACCCTGCTCGCGGGCGATCTTGAGGTAGGGGAACGAGGTGTCGGGGCGGAAGACGGTCATACTGAACCCCTTGAGGCCGCGAGCTGGTCCAGCACCTGCTTGTTGCCGTGTTCGATGTTCATGGCGACGATCTCCATCGCCTCGGCCGGCGTCATAGTGCGCTGGTCTTGCATGGCTACCAACTTACCCACCAGATTGGCAGCGACCGCGAGCAGCTCGCGCGCCGGCAGATCACCATGCTTGCTGAGCATTTGGCAAATATCGAGATACAGAATCTCGTGCTCTGGTTTGGCTTGATGAAAACTCACGACGACACCATCCTCTTCTTGAGACGCTGCAGCCTGCCCTTGGCGAGGCCCGGGGTGCGGGCGCTGTCGATCAGCACTCCCTGCGGCTTCGGGCCCAGACCCTGCTGCCACAGATCAATCTCCGTCTCCAGCTTCGCCATACGCTCGTACACGGCGCGCTTTGATGCAGGTATCGCGGCGATGGCCTGCGGCCAGTTGGGCGCGTCGATGATGCCGAGGAAGACGGCGAGCTGACGGTCGGTCATGGGGTATTCACCAGCGGTGCAATCTCCGAGAGCCGAGCAAGATACGCCGCGCGCATCCGCTGGCCGTGCTCGTCATCCCCAATCGCAAGTGGGTCGCCCATCAACTCCAGTTGGAAATTGGACAACGCCACCCGCACCGTCATGGACTGCGCCTCGGTGAGCATCTTGTTACCGATGATGATTGTTGGCTCCATGATCAATCCGGTATCTTCTTGGCGGGCCAGTTGCGCATAGCGCGGGCGCACTCCCGGGCGTTCTGGACCTTGTCGGCGGCGACGCCGGCGCTCTCGGCCAGCTCCGCCCAGCGCTTCACCAGACCAGCCGCCAGTGCGTCCTGAGCGCGAAGCACGAAGTAGGGCTCCCTACCATCCAGCTTCTTGAGCAGGGCCTCGTTGCCGAATCGATCTTCCTTCATGTGATGCTCCGTTACAGGTTGTGGCTGATCCCAGCCTTGTCGAGGGCGGCAACAACCACCTTGCGGGCCTTCTCAGCGTCGGCGTTCTTAACGCTCAGGAAGATGGTGGTCTTGCTCCGGTTGGGGCGCGGCGGAGGCTGCACCGGCTCCTCCAAATCGGGCAGCTCGATGTGGTGCAGACCGAGCGGCTCCAGATCGAAGTCGAGGGCGCGCAGCTGCGCCAACTCGGAGTCCAGCAGGTCGGCGTTCCAAGAGGTGCCGGACGCGCCGAGCGAGTTGTCGGCGATCCGCAGCGCCTTCACCTGCGCCTCGGACAGGTGGCCCAACTGGATCACCGGCACCTTCTTCATCTTGCGCGCCTCGGCGGCATCGAGCCTGCCGTGGCCCGCGATGATCTCGCCCTTACCGTCGACAAGGATCGGACTGATGAAGCCGAACTCGCCGATGGACGCGGATATCTCGCCGACCTGCGTCTCCGGATGCACCTTCGCATTGCCGGGATAGCGGCGCAGCTTCGACACCGGCCACTGCTCGACCTGCAGGTTCACCAGATCACCGCTTGCTGCGGGCTTTGCTTTTGGCGGCATTGGGCTGTCGTCCTGTTTTGCGCGGAGCGGGCGGGGGGCCAGCCTTGCGCATATTTTCGATCATGCCGATGACGGCATCGCCGGGCAGCGGCGCACCATACGCGCCACGACCAAAGAACTGCGCGGCGGTGATGCCAACCGACTTCTGCCGCATCTCCCCTCCCACATCCCACCACAGCGTGATGGTGACCGACGTCGGCCACGTCTGGTCCGGATCATGCTGGATCGCGCGGCCGGTGTCGGAGATGGGTGCGTCGATTGCCAAATTAATTCTCCAATGTGCCTGCGGCCCCGGGGGAGCATCACCAACCCCGAGGCCGCCGCACGAGGCGCGAGGGCGATTTCAATTCCAGCGTCCACGAGATTTTACCCCGTGAGGGCCTTCACATACTCAGCGTCCGCGCTCGATCCAAAACCATACTCTTTCGAGCCTCGATAAGTCAACTCACCGTTTACGAGTTCGTCAACCTGACCACACCATTTGCAGCGTCATCGGCCGCGTGTATCTCGTGCGCCAGTATCGACAGAATTTGGAAGTTATCGGCGACGAACTGGCGCAGCGTCCGCGCCGGCACCGTGATCCCCAACCTCTTCTGCACCAGCGCCGCCAATTCCATCTCGGACTGGCCGACACCGGTTTTCCGTTTGTGAACAGCGGAAATCTTACGCGCCATGGATAGGCACCACCACGCCGACCCGGCAGCGCCCGAAGAACTCGCGGCGTATGTCCGGATCGGTCGGCCAGCAGATCGTGGACTCGGTGTACACCTCCTGCCACGCGATGGCCTCCGAGGGTGTCGGGGGGCCGATCTTCACGTCGCCATCCGGCGAGATCAGCCACGCCTGATACTGCGCGTCAGCGGGCATGAGGCACCGTGTTGTGCCGGATCGCGTTGATCATGTCGTGGATGTTCTCGCCACCGACCTGCTGATAAGTGAAAGCGTCTGCGATCCGCTTCATGCTGATGGCGAGTGAAACGGAGGCTACCACGCTAATGTCGCCTACGCCGGATGCACCGTCTTCCAGCAAGGGCATCGCCCGCTCGATGCAGGCGACCTGCTGCTCGACCATCTCCTCCAATATCGTTTTACCAAAATTCACCGATCTTCTCCTTCTGATGTTGCGGGTCAGGCTCGCTCTTGAAGACGTAGCCGGGCCACTCCGGGAATCTCGGCAGCTCGCCGATGCGCTTGTGATGCGAGGCCAGCAGATACACCAGCCGCGCGATGTAGAGCGGCACCTGACTGTCCTTGCCGCCGCGCTCGTACTTCCTGATGCGGGTCTCGTCGTTGCGGTCGGTGCCGGTGTAGCCGATCAGCCGAGCGAACTCCAAGCGGGTGAGCCCCATGCGCTGGCGGGCGTTTTTGAAGTCCTGCGGGTTCATTGCCAGCCTTTCCAGATCGCATGAGCGATCCACGCCTCGTATCCGGGTGGGATGAAGCCGGCCCTCGCGAACCGCCGGCTCCAGACCTCCGCGCGAACCGCGTGGCAGATGGAGCGGATATGCCGGATGCCGGCCCACTGCCAGACGCGGTAGCCGAGGATCGGCGCGGCCGGCGGGCGCAACTTGTAGCCGTTACGCAGACCTTCATCGAGCCACAGGCGGTCGGCGTCGCTATTGATGTAGCGCGATCTCCACTCCGGCGTCATCGATCCCTCCTGAAACTGTAGCCGAAGCCGTCCCCGCCGGAGCCGAGGCCGCGCACCATTACCAGCTCGGCCGGGCTCTCGCCATCGACGGGCAGGCCGTGCTCGCGCTGCCACTGGCGGCGCTCGGAGCGCGAGCGCTCGATGCACCACGACACCGCCTCGCGGATGTAGGCCGGCGGCGGATTGGGGCCGCCATACTCGCGGCAGGCGCGGGCGTCGGCGCGTTGCTGGACCAAGAGGTGGTCGATCTCGCCGGTCTCGGGGTCGATCATGGGGACGTAGGACATGGCTCAATCTCGGGCCGGGATCAGGTCAATGATTTCCTGAAGCTCACGAAGGGTCTTCTGGTCGGTGACACGGATGGTCTTATACTTCTCTCCGCGTCCAACGACGATGGTGCGGGCTGGTAATTTCTTGGACATGATGCTCTCTCCTGAGCCACAATGGCTCGCCCCCAGCTTATGCCAGAAGGCGAGCCCGGTGTCAACTCGATGCTTACGCCTTGGCGAGGCCCTTGATGGCCTGCCGGATCAGGCTCTCGATCCGCCGCTCGTTCAGGTTCTTGATCTTGACGGTCTTCTCCCAGAGCCACTGGGTCTGCTGCGTCTTCTGGCCGTAGCAGGCCAGCCACGGGATGTTGTCGCGGCCGTACTCGAAGTCGGTGTTGATGCCGACCATGAAGTAGGCCTCGGGCTCACCTGATTCGCTGGAGTGCTGATCACCATGAAACAGCACCCGCACCTTGTAGAAATAGGTGCCGCCCTCGCTCATGTTGGCGTCTTGGTACTCATAGAACTTCTCGCGCCAGAGGTCGCGCTCGGTCGACGGTGGCACCCCGGGCAGCGTGAGCTGGTCCGAATCGTCGGCATACAGCCACGCCACCGGCTTGTCCGGGTGTTCCTTATCCCACTCGGTCTCGATGTCCTTGAGAGCGCTGTCCAGATAGGGCTGGATCGCGTCAGGGACCTGCCCAGAGCCGTAGGCGTAATTCATGGATGCCGAGGCCAGCCCGTCGAAACCCCCATCAGTGAACGGGATAAAGCCGTCACGGGAGCGGTTCTCAACCTCGTCGATGCGACGGTCGAAGACATCCTCGCCGCCGGCATCGTCGAGCACCTCCTCGACCCAGCGCCGGCACAGCGCGACCTTGCGGACAAATACCGGCTGCAGGGTGCCGCAGGCAGTGACTGATTCGGTTGCTGGGGTCATTGGTCCTGCTCCAGATATTCGGCCCGCGTGGCCGGTGAGATGAAGATGCCGAAGGCGTAGCCGGAGCCCTTTTCCCGGGCCAACGGCAGGCATAGCGACAGGAAGTGCTGGGAGGGCCGCTGGGCCTCCCTCCACGCCTCGGCTACCAACCATGCCACGGCCCGCTGGGACGCACCCACGAAGCCCGCATCGGCGTAGGAATCGGCCTCAAAGGCGACCATAGACTTCAGCTCGCGCCGGGTGTCGACCTTGACGACGTAGGTGCTGTCGGGGAGGTAGGCTCCGCGCAGGCCAGTGGAGATCGAAAAGTATTTGCTCACGCTCGCACCGCCAATCCGTCTGCGAGAGCACCCTCGACAATGTCGGCGATGTAGCGGGGCTCGACCACCACGCCGCCGGCCCAGCGCATGGCGTCCGAGCCGATGTTCTCGGCCACCCACTCCCGGCCGGCGTCGCTGGTCGGGAGGAAGATGGTGATGGAGCCGTGGTCGATAACCCGGACGTCGCCGGGGGCTTCGAGTTTGCTGGTCATGCTACGTGCTCCGCGATGGTCTCGTATTCCTTCAGGAGAACCTGCAGCCGGGAAACCCGGTCACAGTGCTCGACCAGCGCCCGCTGGAGGGCCGCCTGTGCTTCGGGACTACCCTGCGGCACATAATCCCGCCCATTCGGGCAGGCCTGCTGTGCGGCCTCGATAGCGGCGCGGATGGCCTCCATGGCCTCGACCTGCTGTTCGAGCAGGTCGCCCTTGCTGGTGCCGTTGAGATTGACGGTGGGAAGCTGCATGGCTCAGGCCCTCCGGCCGTGTGGGACGCGCGCACCGTAGCGGGCGCGGTGGTTCAGGATGGTGTTGGCGTCGTGGACCTGATCGGCGTACTTGCCTTCGGCCTTCTCGTCGTGACCGCGCATCGCGCGCATGGCCTCGCCGGCATCCTTGATGATGTAGCGCAACTCGGCGTCGGTCTTGGTGTGGAAGGCGTGGCCTTTAAGCGGGGTTCGGATCATGATGCTCTCCTAGAGCCCCAGTGGCTCTGACGGTGTTATGACAGGGGCCGAAGCCCCTGTCAACTGAATGTTTACTCCGGCAAACCGCCAAAGTCCTCAGCGAGGCCCGCCCACCCCATCTTCTCGGCGCACACCGGGCCGATCCCAGCCAGCCGCCACTTGCTCTTCAGGGTGGCGTTGCAGACGCAGCAAACGCCCGTCTCCTGCCCGTAGACCTTGGCGGCCTCGGCCGGGTCGGCGACGAACTTCAGGACCTGCTCGCGCTGGGCCGGGCTGCAGCCCTGCACCGACAGGAACTTGCCGTCCGCGATCTTGCCGAGGTATTCGCCGCCGGACTTCACGTAGAGCGCGCCCGGGTTCTTCGATTCGGCCTTGGCCGGGCTGATGGTCATCCCGCCGATAGTGATCTTCGGGTTGCGGATCGCCAACCCGGGGGCCTTGGCGGCGGCGTAGGCGCGGGCCTTGTCGAAGGCGACCTTGAGCCGGTCGATGCCGGCCGTGTCAACCTGCGGGGCGTTCTGGGTGCGCTCGATGCGCTCGGCGGCCCGAGCCTTGTCCTTCTCCAGCAAACGCACGCAGGCGGCCAGCTGGCCGTCCGTGAGACTGCCGTAGCGGATCACAGCATCGCGCATCTTGGCGGCGAAGTCGAACCGGCCGCGCTGGGCCTCGATCCACGCCGCCACTTCGGGCTGCGCGGCGGTGAAGGCGGCAATGGTCTCCTGATCCCTGCGGGCAGCGCGGTCGGCGGCAGCGGCGCGGTTGGCGGCGCGATCCTCCGGAGCGGTCTTGAAGGTCTTGCCCTTCTGGCCTTTGCAGCGGAAGCAGACGCCCCACGGGGTCTGGCCGGTGCCACGGCACTTGCCGCACTTCTCGAAATAGGTGGCCTGCACGGCGGCGTAGGCGGCCGGCGGCGCGACAGGAGCCTCGCGGCGATCACCGAAGATCAGGTCGTCGAGGCTATCGTTGAGCTGGTTCATCTGGATGCTCCTCGGAGCCACAATGGCTCACCGGCACCTTATCTCACAGCTTGATGCAGGTGTCAACGGGGTGCTTACTGCAGCGCCGCCTTCAGCAGTGGTCGCTGCAGCTGGGCCATGACGGCCTCCAAAAAGGGCGAAGGTTTACGATCTCACCAACAACGTAGACGCTCTGCTGCTATGGCGTCAGGCGTCGAATAAATGCCCGGAGAGGGCGGTGGGGCTGGGGGCTTGAGGATGCCGCCCTCTCCGGGGTTGGGCCGCTTACGCGGCTTCCAGAATTTCCTTCCACTCCGTCGCCGGCAGGTCGACCAACTGGCCGCCCATGCCCTCGAACTCGACGGCGCGGTCGTATGATTCGGTCGAGTGAGCCTGATGGGTGATCGCGTTCACGATGCCCCAGCGGGACAGGTCGCCGCCCTCGATCAGCGAGCGGAGGATGCCGCCGCGCTCACCCTCGGTGGCACCGACCTTGCGGGCGAGCACCTCGATGGCCTTCTCGGGCGAGCCGACGATCTTACCCTCGGTCAAACCCTGCAGCTTCTGCAGCTGGACGCGGAACTTGGTCTCGTCGACCGCCGCCCGCACCATGTCGCGCACCTTCAGCAGCACCGCCTTGTCGTCGGCCTTGCGGGTGTCGTCAGCCCAGAGCGCCTCGTTGTCCTCGACCTTGCGGCCGACATGGTTGCGGCGGAAGGCGTCGGACGTCTTCATGCCGTTGAGGCACACCAGCCGCCAGATCAGGCCCTGCACCGAGACCGACCCGAGGCCGACTTCGGAGTTGGAGATGATCACGCCGGCTTCGACGACGTCGCCGCGCTTCACTTCACCGGTTACGGTGGGGACCACCGCGTGGATATACAGGCGACGCTCGGTGACTTCGCAGGACACGATCTTGACGCCCGGCAGATCGCCCAGCACCGGCAGCGCCGCCTCGGCGATCTCTTCGTTCTCGATGCGCTGATAGCGGTCCGAGAGGAAGGCGCGCATGTCGCCACCGAGGGTGCGGATCATGCGGTTAGCCGGCTTGGCCGAGAACCAAGTGTTGACGTTGCGCGCCAGCAGCTCGGGCTGCTCGGCCTGCATGCGGTCGTAATACTGGGCGGGGATGCCGGTGTGGGCTGCGATCTGGCGGTGTGCCAGCGGCAGGATCGGGAACGAGCCGTGGCCCGGGACGATCAGCGAGGACACCTTATCGGTCGAGGTCTCGACGGTGGTCTGCGCGGTTGGCGCGATCAGGTCGTGCTTGAGGTCGCGCTGGGCTTCGATCTTCGCGGCGAGGGCAGTGAGGGAAATTCCGGTCTTCATTGGATGCTCTCCTGTTTGTCTGCGAGCCGCCTTGGCTCCAGTGATGGGGTTAAACCATAACCGGGAGCCGGTGTCAACTGCATGTTTACTAGGCCGCCGACCGCCCAGCCACCCGGTTGCTGGAGCCGAGGCTTTTTTCGTCATCGGTCAGAAGGTCGCCCGGGACGCCGCAGCCGGGCTTCCCGGGCGCTGGGCCCCACGCCAACCGCCAGTTCATGTCGCCGCGCCAGATTGGCAGCAGGCGCTGCCACTGCTCGCGCGTCGCGGTCTTGTACCAGTCGGCCGAGGCTTGCTTTGCCGCAGCTGGCGCGGCTCCCACGGTCTCGTAGACCCGCTCACTGAGGAAAAACTGGAAGTGCTTGATCTTGTCCTCGGGGCGGCCCTCGGCCTTCATCGCCGCCGCAAACGCCGGAATCGCGGCGCGCACCTTCGCCTGATTCTCGGTGTTCAACATACGCCAGAGATCGTGCGCTTTTTTCTTCGAGGTGTTTCTGGTTCGAGGTGCCCCCAGTTGAGCTGCCAGCTTCCAGAGTTCCTCGAACTCCTCACCATAAACGCCGTCCTGCTGCTTGGCAGGACGTAATTGTTTGTTCTTCTGGTTGTTCAAAGAGTCTGTGGGTGACAGCGTGGTGTCACCCTCACCATGACAAATACCGGGGGTGACTTTCTGGCACCCCTCCTCTTCCATCAGCAATTCTATGGTCGACGAGACCTGCTTTCCCGCCTCATTGAACCGCGCCGACAAGCGAATCAGCCCCAATTCCTGCAGCTCCACCAGCTTACGCTGGATGGTGCGTTTCGAGACCTCACTATCGAATGCCAGCGTCTCGACCTTTGGCCAGCATCGACCATCCGGATCGGCGTAGTTGGCCGCCGCCAGTAGTAGAATTTTCAAGATCGGGTCACCGACCCGCTGCTTCAGCGCCCACGACGATGCCTGCCAACTCATCGCAAGCCGCCCACCGGCAGGACGCCGGAAAATCGATTGCTATTCAGTTTTTCTCCGTCGCGCCGCAATGGCCCGATGGCGCTCTCACATCGATCCATGAAATACTCAGCGTCCCTGATCAGCTCCGGCTTGGTCAGGGTCGGGAATATCTCCTCCAAAAACGTATAGAGCGCGTCGTAGTCTGATCTGTTTAGGGTGCCCATTTTCAATTCCTTCCCGGTCCGTAGTCGTTGCTGATGTCGCGAATAGCGTTCGACCCAATATCGCAGAACAGCTCGACCGAGCCGGTCGGTCCCATGCGCTGCTTGGCGATGATCGCCATCAGCTTGTTGTGGGCGGCGACCATTTTGTTCTGCCACTCCAGATATTCCGGCGTGGCCGGCGCGGGCTCGGCGTTGGCGAGGTAGTAAGCCTCGCGATAGAGGAAGATCACCGTGTCGGCGTCCTGCTCGATGGAGCCCGACGACCGTAGGTCTGACAGCTGGGGCCGCTTGTCCTCGCGCTTCTCGACCTCGCGCGACAGCTGGCACAGCAGGATGACCACGATGTCCAGCTCCTTGGCGAGCGCCTTCAGCGCGGCGGTGATTTCGCCCAGCTCGTAGACCTTGTTGCCGGCGTAGCGCCCGGAGGCCTTCACGAGGTCGAGGTGGTCGACCGCCAGAATGTCCAGCCCCCGCTTCCGCTTCAGCTGGCGGGCGCGCGCGGCGATCTGGG